ATGGGCTGACGCCCCAGCACCGAAACGGCGCCACCCTGACCCTGGTGGTAGCGTGAGCACATTGGAGCCGGGCTGAGTCCCGCGAGTCACCACAGGAGAAGACACAATGGCGCAGATCACAGCACTCGCAGACCGCGTTTTCTACGGCGGCAAGGGCCTCACCGACGACGGCGGCGCGCTGGTCGCGCACCTGCAAGCCATCGTCGCGCAGGGCAACCAGACCGAGACGGCCGTCGGAGCGGAGGCGGACGAGGTCACGACCACCGACGCCACGATCACCACGATCAAGACGATCACCCCGGCTGTCTCCAGCATCATCCTGCTCGAGGCCCTGATCGTCGGTGTGCGCACGGACGTCGCGGATCAGGCGGTCGCCTATCGCCACATTGCCGCGTTCAAGAAGAGCGCGGCGGGCACCGTGACGGCGGTCGGAAACTCGCTGGAGCCAATCCACGAGGAAGAGGTCGCGCTGGCCGCAGCCGATGTCACCATGGCCGCAAGCGGAGCCACGGTGCTCGTGCGCGTGACCGGCATCGCGGGCGCCACCATCAAGTGGAAGGCGATCGTTCGCCAGGTCACCGAGAGCATCGCGTAGGCGTAGCCGCGCACTGAGCGAGAGAAGAAGGAGATAAGACATGGCCGCACAGTATCCAGTCAAGCAGCCCTCGGATCAGGACTTCCCTGCGAACGTCGCGGACGGCTACGTCAAGCGCAACGCGGGAGACACCGGCTGGGAGGAAGTAGCAGCGGGACTTGTCGGCGCGATGGCCGCCGAGGGCGTTGCCGCAGCGAACGCGGCCGGCACCGCCAACGCCCCCGCGCGTATCGATCACGTGCATGCTCGTGCTGCCGCCGATGCCGACGCCTACGCCGAGATGTACGTGGCGGGTGGCGCTGTCGCGACCAACATCGAGACCGCCTCGATTCCCGTGGCACTCATGCCGCTCGCAACCGGGCTGGTATCCTCGGCTCCGGCCGCGTGGACCTTCGGGGTGGGCGCTGGCAACGCCATCGGAAACGCGATCAGTGCGTTCGCCGACTACGGCGGCACCGTGCCTGGCACCGTCCAGGCCACCACCGGAGCGGCCCACAACCTGACGACCGGGGACTATGTCGGCATCCGTGGCACCACGAACTACAACGGCATTTTCCAGGTCACCGTCATCGACGCGACCAGCTTCTACTTCACCGACACCTGGGTGGCCGACGACGCGACCGGGGATATTGACCTCCCCGATCGGCTCATCGCCGGCACCGGGGCGGCGGGCAAGTACCTCGCCTCCGTCTACGTCGAGTGGACCACCGGCGGCGCCGACACCCACGAGTTTGCGGTGTACGTCAACGGTACCGCCGCCGGCAACCTGACGCACACGGTCGCAAACGGTGGCCGCATCGTCATGAGCGGCCTGCTCACCATCGCCGAGGGTGACTGGGTCTATCTGGTCGCGACGAGCAACGGCACCGGCACGCTGACCGTGGTCAACGCAGACCTCTCCCTCGTCCGCGTCTAGCCTTCGGAGCCGGCGGTCTCATCCGGGGCCGCCGGCTTACCACCCATCACACCGTCCAGCGCTACCGCGAGCGCCTCCGGCCACGTCCTGCCTGTGCCGCGCAGCTTCGACCACCCGCGCATGCCGCGACTCGCGGTGCAGTTCCACCATCCATTGACGCGCTCGAGCCTGATCATCGTGAGCTCGGTGGCTGCAACGGCTGCCTCTAGTTGCCCGAGGTCCGGCCGACTCATCGGAGCCCCGCCTGCTCTTCGCGCGTGTCGAACTGCTCGGGCTCGTCGAAGGCGACGGCGATGCGCCCCGGCCCCCACGGCGTGCGGGCGCGCAGCACCCAGCCCTCGCAGGCTTCCCCGGGCCGGTGGCGGATGATGTCGGCGGCGATCAGGACGTGCGTGCGCAGGAGGGTTCCGACGGTGACCCCGCGCGCTGCGGCGAATTGGGCGGCTGCCCGTTCTCGTGTCGTTCTCATGGGGCCATCGTAGGATGATTTGCCGCTTGCGTCAAACTCTTCGCGCGAGCGCGGCGAGCATAGGCGGATCTATCGAACGCCGCAACGCATAGGCTGGCGCACCATCGGGGAGGTATTCGAGGAGCAAACCGCAGCGGGCAATCTTGCGGATGGCCTTCGCCTCGCACTGGCGGATGCGTTCCCGCGTGAGCCCGAGCAAGCGCCCCACCTCTTCGAGCGTCGCACCCCCAGGTCGGTCGGCGACATCGAGAGCGCACGTCTCTGGCATCGTACCGGTATCGTCGCCGAGCGGGAAACGCACGTTGTTCGGGTTCTTCAGGTCGTGGGCGAGGTGGTGTTTGCACCCGGCGAAGGGGCACGGGCGGATCCCGTTGACGCAATCGCCGCGCGTGCGGGGTCGAGTCAGGCTTGCTTCGCGCGGCGCTTTGCCGCGTTCGCCCGAGTGGCCGCCCCTCGACATGCCTTGCGGCACGCGGGCTCCGCGCAACTTTTCTGGGCTTGCCCATTGCTCCCGCGCGTCACCGGATTCGCCATGCACCACGGGCACGTCGGGCACGGCTTCCTCGTGTGCTTCTTCGGCTGGCTCTCGGCCTTCGGCAACTCCGGCGCCTTCACTTCCGGCGGCGGGCTCGGCTCCCCGCCGCCCACGAAAGGGACCGCGTCCAGGGCCGCAAGCACGTCGTCGAGGTCGCCATTCTGGATGGCGAGCAGCAGGTCGCGCTTGCGCATCAGGGGCTCTATGAGGGCGTTCAGTTCGGCGATTCGGTTGGTGATGTCGGCGGAATCCATGGTCCCCACGCTACCAGATACGCGGCATCCTGTGCGCGAAAACGGCGCCGTGCGCCGGGCCGTGGTCACCTATCCGCATGCCCCTCGCACACATCCACGAGAATACCCAGGGTCAGCGCGGACGTTTCTTTCGCTTCGCGACGCGCTGCCTCAAGAGTCACGAATTGCCCGACGTGTTCCGCGCGATGGCGGAAGCGGTCCGCGACACCATGATCGAGGACCGCTACCCGTGGAAGCACACGAAGGCGCAGACCGAAGTCGAGAAAGAGCGGCGCATGCGGGTCTGCGAGGACCTCATGTGCGTGCTGTCGGGCGACTGCCACTGGGGGCTCGAGCGCTGCAAGGATCACCTGACGGAGTACCTGCGGAAGCTCCTTAACGGCGACGACATCGAGCCATCCGAGCGGCGCATGTGGTCCGCCGACGACGGGCGGATCGTGGACATGAGCGAAAACGACGTGCGGACCGTGATCAACGCGCCCGCCGGCAGAGCCTGAGACGGAACGGAAAGGACGAACCGATGACCCCACAGGAGATCCTGGCCAAGGCCGCACAGGCGGCGGAAGTGCTCGCGGCCCCCGAGGTGCACGAGAAAGAGATGAGCCCGGCGGATTACGTCGCCTACGCGCAGACCGAGCTGGTCAAGGCGCTCGAGCTGCCCCAGGTCAAGCGCGGCGCCGTGCTCGACGTGCTCAGCGATGGCCTCGCCCGCATCGCGAAGGCGGCCGAGAACGACGGCTCGCAGCTCATGGGCCTGCCCGTGATCGGGCCGAAGCCCGCCGAGGGCGATCCGGCCACGAGCGAAAAGAAGACCGTGGCCGACGTGGCCAGCCCGACGGATCAGGCGTTCAAGAAGTCGTTGGACGGTGGCGATTCCGCGACGGTGGCCCCAACCCTGCGCGAGCAGCTGGCCGCGAAGACGGACTGGTGCGACAACCTCGCGGCCCGCGCTGCGAAGCGCCGCGCCGAAGCCGCCGCCAAGTAGTCCGATGCCTCTGGGCATTGCCATCAAGGTGCCGACCGCCGACGGGATGGGGGACTGCCTCATCCCGCTGGTGACGGTGCGCAAGGGCATGGCAATCGGCGCCCTTGAAAAAGCCGTGGCCCGCGTCGCGGCGGCGCTGTCGCCGATGGTGGCGGAGATCGCCGCGACCCCAGCGGACGGCGGCGTGCGCTTGGAGCTCGACGGCGCGCACGAGGCCCTGGCCCACATTCGCAAGTCCCTGCCCTATTGCACCAGCGATGCCGACCGCTCGGCCGAGATCGCGGTGCCAGTCGGCAAGGCCGCTCTCGTGCAGCCGGCGGGCGAGTTCGTGGCGCACGGGCTCACGGTCACCGACGACGGGGCGCCCATCTCGTTCCATGCGTTCCTGGGCAAGGGCGGCAGCGACCCCGAAACCGAACCGCTCACGTGCACGCTCATCAAAGAGACCGCCACCGAGGAAAAGGTCGAGGGCGAAGACGGGGATGCTACCGGCGAGGAGCGTTTCGTGATGGGCATCGTGCTCAGCCCCGACATTGTCGACGGGCAGGGCGACACGTACTCAGCGAAAGAGGTCCGCGACGCCGCGCACTTCTACATGGAGCAGCACCAGAACATCGACTTGCAGCACAGCTTCGTGCCGGTCGACGGAGTTTTCATCCTCGAATCCTACCTGGCCCCGGTCGAGTTCAAGCTCGGCGAACGGGTGGTCAAGCAGGGCGCGTGGGTCCAGGCGATCCGCGTCGCCGACGATGAGATCTGGCGGGCGATCAAGGCGGGCGAGTACACGTGCTTTTCAATCGGCGGTCGGGCCGTGCCGCGCCCGGTCGAGTCCTCCGAAAAAACGGCGCCAACCTAGCGAATGGGCGACCGTTAGGCACAGAGCGATCACATGCCAGACGCACCGCGACAAATGAAACCCGGCGAGGATCCGAAAAAGGCGAAGCGTCGCCTCGTCAAGATCCGCCCGCCGTTCGTGTCGCTGGTGGACATGGGCGCCAACCTCGAACCGTTCCTCATCGTGAAGGAGTTGCATTCCATGGCCGACCAGCAGGACCAGAACAAGGAGTGGGTTTTCAGCTCCGAGGTGAAGGACGGAATCGTTGAGACGCTGGGCACCGCGTCGCAGCTGATCGGCGACCTGCTCGCGCAGGCGCGTGACGCTGGCGAGACGGGCCAGGAGCTCTCCGGCGAGCTGCCTTCCGACTTCCGCGCGAAGGTCGCGCAGATCGTCGCGCTGCTTCAGGGCGGCGAGGCGCCGGCCGATCCCGAGACTGCCACCATGAGCGTCGACGCCGATGCGCGGGCGCTGCTTGTTCAGGCGCTCGAGACCGCGCTGCAAAGCGTGGCTGCGCAGAAGGAAGAGGTCTCGAAGCCGGAGACGAAGACGCTCCCCGAGGGCACCGGCGCCGCGCTCAAGAGTGCGGCCGACGTGCTCAAGGAAGCGGTCGCCAAGGCCGACGAGGCTGCGGCTGCGGCCAAGGAAGCGGGCGACGCGGAGGGCGAGACGGCGGCGAAGGCGACGCAAGAAGAGGCCGAGGCGGTGGACGAAAAGGCCAACGAGATCCACGAACTTCTGTGGACGATCGCGAACGCCGTTCGTGACACAGTGCAAGACGACACCGCGAAGGATCCGGAGGGAGTCAAGGCGGCGATCGGAGCGAAGCTCGAGGAGCTTCTGCCGATGGTGCAGGCCGCGATCTCCGGCGCTGCCGCTGCCGCTCCGGCCGACGACGCCGAGATGGCGCAGGGCGACGACGCGGAGAAGTCCGCCGCCGACGCACCCGCCGACGACGCCACCGACACCGAGAAGGCCGGCGCGGTGTTCTCGAAGAAAAACCGGGAGCGCATCGAGACGGCCGTCAAGCTGCTCGTCGAGGCGATCGACGGCGCGCGGACCGCGCCCGATCCCGAGCCGGCAACGAAGGCGACCGACGCCGACACGAAGAAGTCACTCGACGCACCGGCGCCCGTCGCCAAGGCGCGGCCCCGTTCGCGCGTCGAGCAACCCGACTCCAACCCGACGTCGCAGCCGTTCGCATGGTCGGGAAACATCAACGATCGGCGCGCCCATAAGGCCGCCGCAGCAGGGAGGAAATAGTCATGGTCGAGACCAGCGCACTCATCACCAAGGCGGATCTCGCACTGTCCGAGCTGACGTCGTCCAACGGCCTCAAGCCGGATGATGTCGAGGACTGGATCGAGGTCGCCGTCAACCCGACGGAGCTGCTCAAGCGCATCGTCGTCGAGACCACGGGCTCGCCCACGAAGCGCCTGCCGAACTACCGGTTCGGTTCGGCCATCCTCAAGAAGGCGGTCAGCGGCGCGGCGCTGCCCTCGGGTTCGCGCAGCAAGCCGACGTTCAGCGCCGGCATCGCGGCCCCCGTCCTGATGAGGGCCGAGGTCGTCATCCCCGACGAGATCGGCGAGGACAACGTGTCGTCCGAGCAGATCTTCGAGAAGCTCCGCAACGCGGCCATGTCGCGGGTGGGCACCGACCTCGAGAACGTGACGCTCAACGGTGTCACGACTTCGAGCGACGATCTGCTCAAGAGCTTCAACGGGCTCCGGGCGGAGATCACGACCAACACCCTGGCGGTTTCGCCCATCGCGTACCTCACCGCCGAGGAACTGAAGAACACCCACCTCGCGCTGCCGACCGCGTTCAGCGGCGACAATGGCCTGGTGTTCTTCACGTCCCGCAGGGCTCGCCAGCAGTATCGCGACAGCCTCGGATCGCGCGCCACGCCGCTCGGCGATGACGTTGCGTTCTCGGCCTCGAAGCGGAATCTCTACTTCGACGGCATGGAAGTCATCGCGCTGCCGGACATGCCCGAGAACCTGCTCGGCGCGGGCGCCAGCAACGAGACCGTCGTCCTGCACCTGAACCCCATGGGCGTGCACCTGGTCTTCCACCGGGAGATCACGGTCAAGACCCAGGAGGACATCAGCGCAGGAAACGCGAAGATGGTGATCTCCCTCCGCGCCGATCAGGCGATGGAGTACGAAGGCGCCACCGAGCAGACGACCGGAATCCAGGTCAGCGCGTAGCGGGCTTCCGGGGGTGAGCCGATCTGAGGGGGCCGGCTCACCCCCGGCGTAGCACAGACGAAAGAGAATCGACCGCGCAACGGCGCGTGAGAAAGGATCGGGAACAATGGCAATCGGGACTTTCACCAAGATCGCGGAGAGCGGCGGCGAAGGCGGCCATCACTTCTACGTCGAAGCAACCATGGTCGGCGACGGCGCCTATGGCGCGGGCGGCAGCACCGGCGTCGAGGCGGCGCTGAAGACGGCCACCGGCCACGCGGGGCTCGAGATCCTGGGCGTGCTGCCGCAGGCGCTCAACGGCGGGTACCTGCCCGTGTGGGTCCGCGCGACGAACCTGCTCATGCTGGTCGTCGGCAACGGCGCTGCGCCGCTCGCCGAGAACGGCACGGCAGACGTGTCGGGCACGACCTTCCATATGCTGTTCATCTGCAAGTAGCGGCTTGCGTCTCGCAGCCCTGCGCATGTAGACTCGGCACATGAGCGATCTACCAGATACCGTCACCGTCTGGATGCCCGCGTGGGATCCGGAAAAGGGCAACCTCCGCAACCTCTACGACACGTCGTGGCGCGGGCACCAGTTCTCGTTCGAGAGCGGCAAGCGCTACGAGGTGCCACGCGCATTTGCCGAGGGGTTTCTCTCCAAGGTGCGCATGAGCAACGTCGACGAGCCCGACGAGTTCGGGGAGTTCCGCAGCAAGCGGGCCTTCATGATTCGCGAGAACGGCCAGGCGTTTGACGAGGCCGTCGAAGCCAAGAAGAAGGTCGTCGCCGGGACCCCGGAGAATCCGATCCGCATGGTGCCGCCGGAGCCCAAGGCGCCCGAGCCGAAGGCCGAGGTAGCACCGGCGGTGAAGGAACTGCCGCCGCCGCCGCAGTCGAAGGCGAGCGCAGAAGACGACGACGCGGAGCCCGCCGCCCCGGCCGACGACAAGGCCGACCCACCGACGAAGCCGGAAAAGCGCTTCAAGTTCTGATCCGATCGGCGTATCCTCGGGGGCATGTCTGAGCCCCGCTACCGATACCTTCAACTTCAAGCAACCGAATACGACTTTCTGCGCGCTCGCGTGCGGGAGGTCGCCGACGAGGCTTTCGCTTTTCTGCGGGAGTCCTGGCAGAGCCACGACTTCCCCGAGCGCTTCCGCGAGGTGGTCGCCGGGCTGATCGGAGCGCGCGTCCTCGCGCCCACCCTCAACGGCCTGCGCATCCCCGGGGGCGGGCCGCCCATCGTGGCCGAGCTCGAGCGCCGGCCCTTCGAGCGCGCGGCCGGGTGGTTCCGGGGGGCCGACGGCGTGGACCGATTCGCGACCATCATCGAGGGCGAGGACACCCCCGACGGTCGGCGGCGGGGGTTGTACAGCGCGCTGCTCAGCGAGATCGGCGACATGGCCGGCGGCGGGGGAGCGGGCGAGGCGGCCATGGCGACGTTCCACGAACGGCCCACGCCAGAGTCGCTCATTGCCTGCGGGCTCGACGAGGGGCAGGCGGCGCGGGTCGTCGCGATCCTGGCGCTCGACGCCGACCAGGTGACCATCGCGATCGTCGAAGAACTGGAGGAGTTGGTCATCCTCGCCACCCGGGGCTACCAGATCCTGGCCACCCCCGACGGGATGGCCGGGCTCAACGCCACCCTCCGCGCGAGCGCCCGGCGGACGGCGGCCAGGATGCTCGATGCGAGCCTCGCGTCGACCGTCGAGGAGCGGCAGTTTCTCGCATCGGTGGCCAGCATGACCGACCCCGAGATGACCGGCACTGTCATCAATCGCGTGCATCGCATCGCAGCTGAGGTGACGGCGTGACCGTCGGCGTCGTCAAGCCCGCCCCCGGCGTGGCCCCCGCCCCAGAGCGGCCGGTCATCCAGCCTCAACCACCCCCCGAGAAGCCGCGCCCGCCGACGCCCGAAGAGTTGATGCTCAGCAACAGCCGGAGCCTCCGGTCCATCGACGCCCGACTCGCCGAGCTGGTCGAGTCCGCCAACGGGCAGACTGAGGCCCTGCGCCGCATCGTCGCCGCGATCGAGGGCTCCGGCGCCCCAGCATGGCTCGACGCCGGGAAGGGGCCGGAGAGCCCCGCACAGGCGCCCGGCGCGAAGGCTGCCCCGACATGCCCGAAGCACACCGACGAGCCCCCCGTGCGCAAATCGGGCCGCCTCTGGTGCCGCCAGTGCAGGGCGTTCCTGTGAGCCCTCGCCCGGTCTGGAGGGCGGCGCCCGATGGCGTCGACGGCATCGTGTGCGACTACCAGGATCGCGAGGGCGCGGTGTGGTCCGGTCCCCAGCTGCCCGAGGGGAAGCCCGATTACCGCTACCTCGTCACCCGGCGGGAGTGCGTCACGGTCTGCACGCACGTCGTGGCGACGGCCGGCGCAATCATGGTTGCCTACCGGGACGGGTTCGCCACACAGGACGCAGCCCGGGCGCAAGCAACGCAGGTGCTCGAGACGGGCGTCCCGGTCGCGGAGGTGGGAGCGTGAAGCAGCGGCACAAAGACTGGATTTTGGGCACGGCGATGGCGTCTCTGCTGACCGCCGTCGTGTCGTTTCGGGTCGGCGCGGGGCATGAGCAGCTGTCCGGGGAGGGGGCGGAGGTGTTGGGGCTCCATCGTGTCGACGCCACGAACCCCGCCCCCGAGCACTGGGACTTCCAGCTCAAGCATGGCGTGCTCCCAAGCGGCGTGGTCATCATCGGGCGTGATCTCGGGATCGGTGGTAGTAACAGCTGGTCGGTGCGCGGCCACACCTGGATCCTATCCGAGCGCTGCCTCGATTGCGGCGCGTACATCGACGACCCCGATCCAGTCGTGTGTACGAGGGAGCCCGGGCAGCCGTCGCGCATGGTCATCTGGGCGACGGACGAAGCCGACGGGCGCGGCGTGGTGTTCGAGTGGAACCCAT